TGTCCAGAGTTTATGTTTTATTAGTCCTGTGTTTTCTCCAATATGAAACACAACACCTTTTGATGCGTAGGCATAACCCTCGATAAAAACTTCAGCGTGGAGTGGGATCTTGTCTATAGCCCAGGCAGATAGTTTTGCAAATCTTTCTTCTTGTGTCTTGTAATCAACTTGACTATCGCCATAAAACAGTTTAGTTTTCATGGCACACTTTTTTTTTGACGTAAGAAAATAAAACTTGCAGTTATTTAATGACCATGTTTTTCCAGTATGTACGCATATGCTTGGGCTAGACATTGAATAGTCTATGCCAACAACACACCTAGTCATCGTCTATCTCATCGTCATCTTCTCTATAGTATTTGTCATCATCAAATTCATCATATTCATCAAAGTCTTTTAAAAATGGCCTATCTTCATGCAAGTCTACGGCGTCGCCGCAGAAAGGACATATCTCAGGCACCAACTTTGTTTTTTCTGCGGTTTTAATTACAACGTCAAAAACAACTTCACACTCATGACAAGTACAGGATCTTTTTTTCTTTCCCATTAAGTAATCTCACAATTTCCAGCCACACATGCCAATTCTTGTGTGGATGTTGTAGTATCTTCCTTCTCGTATATATGTAATTTTGTCCACTCAACATACTCAGGCATTTTGGATAAGAGAGCTTGGTATTGTTCTCGTGAACAATCTTGGTATGGAGCTTGCTTATATACATGGTCACTAAACGGCAAAAACGATATACCAGAAATGTGATCAAAATTCTTGTACACATACGCTGCTACATCAAGCCACTCATTTTCCTTAACCGAAATGGTTATGGAAACAGTATGCTCAGCCCAATACTTTTTATAGAACATCCACAACTCAAGATGTTGAATGGCAGTTAAAGAATCCCTAAATCGTGCGTTTGGTGGCGATTGTACAGGGAAAGAAAAAACCGTTGTGTGTTCTGGTTTTGTAACATCAGGCTCATTAGGAAATCCAAGAGACTTCATAAGAGAACACAGTGGGTCTTTATTATCAGAACGCACTGTTCTTATGTAATACTTAGAATGTCTTGGATGTATTCCGCTGGCACTATCCACAAGCTGTGATACTGTACCAGATGGCTTAACACAGGTAATAGAAGCAGATTCAGGTATATTTAATAGCTTTGCCCATTTTCTATTTGTTTGTATTGCAGTTTCTCTAAGTTCAGATAAAAAATCTTTAAGATCGTCTCCTGGTGTGGACATAAACTTATTGTCTAATATTCCAGTAAGTGACACACCAAGCAACCTTTCTTCTTCAGCGTTTTTTTGCCACTCTTTTGTAAGATACCTAAAATTTGTCAGTGTTGACTGAATTGTGCCTAAAATTGTGGCAAGCTCAACTTTCTTTTTAAGTGTTTCTTTTGTGTCATCTTCTCTTACAACAACTTCTGAAAGATTGCAAAATCCTTTATTACGCAACAAAATTTCTGCACATGGATTTGTGCCTGCGATTTTTGTGGCATCTCTTCTTTGTTCACCTGTGCCGTTTGTGCCCAAACTCTCAGCAGACTTTTTTGCGGCAAGTAAATTAAAGATTCCTCTTTCACCAGAACGAGATTCATACAAAGACTTCCATTCATCCATAAAAATACCAATATCTGGTCGCTCTGTGTAGCAAGCAGAATTGTTAGCAAGTGCTCTTTGCACGTTTTCTATCCACCACTGGCCGGACTTGGCAGCCCTCATTCGGTCGTCAGAAAGGTTGCTTAAAGAAATAAGCGCAGAACGTCTTACGCCACCGACCACAATAACTTCGGCAATTTTACATACAATATCATGACACTCTATAGATTGTAGTTTTCTTCCACTTGCAGACTTAAATGTTTTGATACAAAAATCAAACAAAGCAACCAATGGATCTGGACCAGATGCTCTACCTCCAAAAGTTTTAAGTGGTGCTCCTGCTGGACGAACACGACTAACATCAATTTTTGGAACTTGTCCTTGATACAAAAGCCCAATAAGTTCTTTCAAAGACTTTGCCCAACCAATTTTAGAATCTTGAACAACTATTGTTGTATCCGTATCATAAAAAGACTCCGCAACTGTAGGCAACTGTGTAACATGTTGTCGCTCTACAGAAAATCCTACGCCGACGCCACACGATAATATGTAAAGTATTTCATCAAATGATCTAGGGTTATCAATAGCAATAAATGAGCAGTTATAGCCAGCAATTTCATCTCGCTCTAAGGCAGCGCCGGCTGTCATAAGACATCGCATTGATGGCATGACATTTAAGTTTAAAATAGCATCTCGCAACTCGTTCTTAATGTTGTTTTTTAAAGAAAAATCACAACGGTCTTTTAAATGTTGTTGAAAAAAATTAAAATACCTATCAACTGTTTCTTCCCATGTCTCTCTTCTTTTTTCTGTGTCGTTCCATCTGCTATATCGAGAAAGGTGAATGAACTCCTGATACAATGAAGGGAGCTTGGACATGAATGTACCTCAATAAAAAGTTTAACGCTTGTCAGTATATCAAAGACGTTTGATATTTACAAGAATATAATTTAGTCCAATCTTATTCTAGGATTAGGTAATTTGTAACAAAATCTAGTAGAGCCTCTATCAAACACCAAGTATGTGTTGAATGGATATTTTGTGGGAGAAACGGATGACCTAAAAAGAGGGCGACCGTCATGATAGGGTCCGGTATTTCTATATTCATCAACGGTGGTTGTACCTTTCACTAGTGTTGCTTTGCGAACAGATTGAAAATCTTTTGGCAAAAGTATTACACCACCTCTATCAGGAAATTCTGATTGTTTTAATAACCTACCGGATTTTTGACCATCTTCAAAATTAGTTGAGACTACAGAGCATGTGTTCACTATTGCATTATCTTCGGCAGTATATGTATCAGTAATTGGTGCTATTTTGCCTCGGCGATGAACTGCTATAACATCTCGCATAATTTGTTTATACACTTCAGTTTTAATAAAATGATTTCTCTTGCGAGGATCTTTAAAACTTTCTTTGTAACTTAAACCATTACCTTCTTGTGTCCACACTAATGCAATTTCACATCGGTTTCCATATTTTTCCATTTGTTGAAATAGCGGTGGACCGGAATGAAAATAATTTTTTACACCAGAGCCTTCACCTAATGCCGGACGATTTTTATACTTTACGTCTGTACCATCCATGTTGTAAACACACGGTGCAGTTAATGATGGAAATTGACCATGACCCTCAATTAAATCGGCACCGACAAATTTTCGTGTTGTCAAAGCGACTCGATGGGGATTCCATACCAGCCTAGCATCAGGAAATAAGGTTCTTGTCCATTGTATAAGAACTCGTCCTGCTTGGGCACTTACGTTACTTTCAAGACCAGGATTAATTAAAAGTGAGGTGTGTGGCCGCAAATTTGCAGCAAGAACATCTTGAAGAGGTTTAACATAATCAATATATTTCTGCTTTAGTTTAGCGTCTCGATTTTTTAGTTTTGTATTCCATGTGTTGACTGAACCAACAGTAGCTAAAAACTCATATGAGCCTAGACGATTGTTTCTATGTCCGGGTTCATTAATCAAATTTACTTCTAGTGTTTTTAGACGCTCGTCCGCCAAAAGGCGATTAAGACAATTAAAATTGTTGCCAAAAGTGTTGTACAAAAATGCTATATGTATTTCTTTTAGTGGTCTAAGAGACTCTATAAATCCATCACAATTAAATTTTTGTGCAGTTAAATTAAAGGGTGCATATCCTATATTTGTCAATCCTTCTGATGCCTCAGAAGAAACATTTTGTGAAAATGACCAATTTGGTATATACAGGGATGTAAGAATGGGTATCAAAAGCAAAATCTTTTTCATTAATTTTATCCATGAATAAATCACACTTCAATATATATGTGAGATTCAATCAAGTGTGACGAAGTTTTAGAAGTATTGTTGCGTTTATATCACTAAACTTTTTTACAAGTTCAGATTTTTTTGGTAAAACAAATGTGTCGCCATCATCAATTACATTTCCACGCAACACATCAAAAACATCTTGATATTCCATTTTGGACAATCTTTGTCCATCAACTTCTATAAAATTTGTTGGATAAACACCAGATGGAAAATTAATCATGTAACCTACAGGCAACCAAGATAAAACGTCAAACTCAATACTCATATTTTCTTCCACTTAGAAAACTCCAACTGCGCTTGAAGTCCAGAAAAAGTTCTTTTGTTTATTTCCGATAACACATCTTCAGGAGTTCTTCCCGAAAGTATCATATCATTTATGTCTTTTTGATCTGTGGTAGTAGACCAAATACACACCTTTTTATTTTGTGTTATTGCATCTGATATTAATCCCACTATCTCCCTATTTCTAGGTTCATTATCATAAACTAAAACTGCGTTAGTTAATTTTGCTTTATCAATAACTGAACACAAATCAGAATTGGCAGCAGCTAAACAATTTGGTAAAAATAAACTATCGATAGGACCTTCAACAACATACACAGGTTTGGTTGTGTCAAGTCTATCGAGGCCATAAATTAAGTCTGTGGAGCTTGAGGCACGTATTGTAATATATCGCAAACTTTTTTCGGGCGAAAAAGATCGACCCTGAAAGCCAATTACATTTCCAGAAGAATCAAAAAATGGTATTATTAAACGCGGTTCTGATTTAGGCAAATTTTCGTATTTACCAGGAAAAACATCATTAACTAGAGCTGAAAAGTCATCTGCAAAATATATCCTAGACAGCATCTCTTTAGGTATTTTTCTTGAAGTTGTGTACACTCTTGCATAATGTAATGGATCTAATTCAGTAATCTTTGTTGCCAGTTTAGTCTCAAATTTAGTTAGCACAACTTTTGAAACCAGCGCAACAGCAGCTTGCGTTTTTTTGTTATCAACACCGCTTCTATATTTTTCTAAAATATATTGTTCATGATATGAAGGAAAATAAGATTTTAAAAAATTTGCAACACCTATGCCAGATCCACAGTTATGGCATTTATAGAACATTGAAGTTCCTTTTTGATAGAAGTATCCGCGAGCTTTTGATTTTTTCTTATCACTATCGCCACAAATAGGACACGAACAGTTGAACAGGTTGTCTTTCTTTTTCTTGAAATTTCTAAGGTGTATTCCTACAGTTGTGATGTATTTTAAATCCACATAAAGCATGTAGTCAGTGTATCAAAAATAATATGTGGACACAAGTTTTATTCAGACTTGGATTGTATTGTCTTTTCTAGTTTATCAAGACGTTCTTTTATTTGATCCAATTCTTCTAAAAGAGCAGCAGGAAACAATCTCTTGTTTGGAGGCAATTTTGCTGGCACAACAGACACGGCATGTACATCCAATTTTTTTCGTCTCTCGGAAGAGACAGTTTCGGTAGACTCAACAGGGCTAATTACTTCTGGTGATTCAACTTCGCTAGTTTTAGTTTTTTTCTTCCTGGCCATTATTTTTCCTGCTCTCGTAATACCTTTTATACAGACCTATAATTTTTTGTTGTGATTTTATATATGATTTTAATTTTACAACATTTACAGCCAATTTTTTATACTCAGAAATTGGCAGTGCTACAACCACAGGTTCTTTTCCAGATGCATCAGCGTCATTAAAGTATTTGTCGGCGTTGTGTTTATGTATAACTTTAAATTTTATGCTGTCCATTTTTATGGCAGGAGGCGCCGGCAAATCCAGGTTTGGACGCTCTACTGGTTTTGTATAGGTAGTTGAACAAGCGGACAACAAAACACAGAATGTCAATAATAAATTTCTCATTAACAATCGCCTCCTTGAGACAACAATTCAAAACATTTAAAGACCTCTTCAGTAGCCTTATTGATTTTCTTTTCAATTAAAGTTGTCTTTTTTGTTGCAAGCTCTTCAAGTGGTTTTTTTCCTAAATTTTCTCTAAACAATTTTTCTCTTAATTCTTGAACTTCTGTTTGGGTCTGTTGTATTTGTTTGGACAACTCATCTTTAGAGTCAATTACAGTTTTGTAATCTTTTTGTATTTGGTCTATGGCGTCTTTTTGCTGTTTTATTACTAGCTCTAAACGGCCATTTTCTTTTAGAAGAGTTTCAATCTTAGACTGAGTTGTTTTGTGATAAACATAAAACGCAACAATAACTAAAACAAAAGCTCCTATAGCAATAAGAACTCTTTTTTCGTATGCTGTTTTTAAAAATGCAAGTATTGAAACAATCATTTTCTTTTAATCATCCACTTTCCATCATGAACTATGGTATAGTTCGTATCAATTCGTCTTAACCTATATATAATGACATCAAGGCGCTCGGCAATATCGTTAGCAATAATACTACATTTTGTTTTCATTGGCTCTGTTAATCCAGAGTTTACTCCTAAAAAATTCTCCAATTCAGGCACTTGATTAATATCTTGAGGCAACCAAAGTTGTCCATATACTTTGGTTATTCCTATAGGTGTGTATCCAGCATCGTCTCCAATATCCCATAAAGTTCCATCAACAAAAGATTCATGGTCCCAAGTAAGCAACTCAAATCCTGGAAAAGGACTATCATACAATGAAAACGTATTCACTTTTAAATTGTTAAAAATGAAGTACGCTGCCATGGACTAATTAATGCCATTTTGTTCTGGTAATAGATCCTTGCCGGTAGTCAAACTATTCAATAACGATTTTGCATCAATTTTAATCATATCAGATATGGCTTGAATCTTTGAGATGAGCAACATATATTCATCATACTGTTTTTCTAACAATAGTGAATGTAACTGGTGTGCATAATCAAGCTGCTTATCTAAGGCAGGATAATAAGATTTTAATCTTTGAATAGCATAATGCTCTTCACCATACATTTTTGTCATATTAAGCAAGGCATCATCGATTGATGTTCTTAGTTGTTTCATGGCATGAAACAAATCTTCTCGCATTTCAAAATACTTTTCCATTAGTGAACCTCCGTTTGAGTCTTACCGAATACTGCTGTTGTGCATCTTCCTTTTATAGTCGGTGTTGTTTGTTCAATAATTGACACAAAAATACCTGGGTCAAAAGCTCTATTTTTTAATAATGTTACTTTTTCAGCATCTTGAATGTCCATAGCAAGTTCAATGTTGTGATTTACCATAACCGTAACCTTGCCAGGAACATCACATAAAAAATCTGTTATTATTCCGTATATGGGATATTCTTGCCCCACTTCTACTTCACCATATTGAACAGACAGACCAAGTTTATCAAACAAATTGTCATTTTTTGTTAGATCGTTGTTGTTGTCATTGTCACTCATATAATTATTTATGTTAAAACCACAAATTATGATAATTACATATTAGCAAAAATTGTAAAAATTGCAAGGATTTGTTGTACTATCGTACTGACAATTTTGGACGCTTTCTAATGATTGGTTCTTTTAGGCCAGCAATACCGCCAGCAGATATGGAATTTGCTGGAACATCTTCTTCAACACTTTTTAGTTTTGTATAATAGTCAGGGCGCTCTTTAAGATGAGCAAGAACAATTTTGGCTAAATCTAAATTGGACGAAACGACATCTAATTTTCCGCCGTCGTCGTGTTCTTTTTCAACACTTAATCCTTTAATAAACTCATCTATATCAACTTTGTTCCAGTTTACAGAAAGTTTGTTACCCAATTCTTTTGCGACTTCTTTGCTAAAAGATTCTGTAAGGTGCTGTTTGAAAGATTTCATAGAGACCGTAAAACAGAAACTATGTGGCTATCTAAAGGTATATCTGTTGTTAATATTTCACAGTTTTCTAAAAACGTAAGTTTGTCTGGCATATAATTTAAATATACCAAAAATGTTTTCAATGGTGTCCAATAGTCACTTTCAATCTTAAAAAATAATAGATTTGTTGCAACTTCTATTGGAAACACGTTGAACAATATGATTATGTGATTAAGAATGAGTCTTTCTTTTAATTCACCGCTATTTTTATATCGAACAAATAATCTGCGTATGTAATTAATTCGTTTAAGATCGTCGTAAAACTCATCCAACTCTACACATTGAGGATTATCATAATGTTTCATGGCGTACATAATTACATTCTTTTCAGTCAGCCTTAGTGTCATATTTTCATCAATTAGACTGAGCATAATAAGTGTAAATTAGGTTTCACTAATCATAATAAAGTAAAAATTAATCTTCAGTATCAATATTTGCTGAATCTTCAACAGGCTCGCTGGCATCAGCAACACCGCCTGGGGCATTTGTTACAGCAACAACAAGTTCAGCTCTTGTTCTACCAGACTTATCGTTAATAAGATACCATCCAGTGCCTGTAATACCTTTATTTTTGTTTGATGTTTTTGCAGCCTCAGCCTCATCAATAAACACCAACTTTTTTCCAATAGAAGGTCCTTCAGTTACAACTCCATTACTATCAACTTTCAAAAATTTTGGTCGCTTATTAGCAACGTCTGTTTTTCCCCATAATGGCATAAAATTTTCTCCTATTAATCTAAATCAGATTGTATTTCTAATGCATTACTAACATCAAGTTTTAGTTCAATGTCAGCTTTTACAGCATTTGTATTAATTCCCAAATTGTGTGCAACAAATTGAACATTATTTACAGAAGATCCTGAGTCAGAGTGTAAAGACACAGTTGCCACTTTTTCTGTAGCCAGAAAAGGTCCTCTAGTTATTCCTGGCGTTAATTCAACTCTTGGTAGGTCTAAATGAACATTAGGATTTTGTCCAAAATATATCAAGTATTTTGTTCCCGCAACGGCACCTGCTGGCCAAGTATATACCCTACTTGAGCGAGCAAATCCAGGTATAATATCTCCGGCTCCTGTGGGTTTGCTATACAGTGCTAAAAATGGACGTGAAGTTGTAGAATCAAGAGTGACTACAGCATACGCAGAAAAATCACTCAAATTTATATTGTATGCTTGACCATCAAAATAATACCAATTAACCTTTTTTCCAGAGGCGTCGTTTTTAAAATACCATCCAGGACGACCATTAGGATCTTCTATTCCAGGAGCGGCACCACCATTAGCAAGAACATTACTATTAAATAAATCCGCCTCTATAAACTCAGCATTATTAATTGACGCTCTATCTTCATCAGAAATTGCAATAAGAAGTTCGAGACGAGTTCGGTCACCAGTTTTTAATACCGTGTACCAGCCGGCACCAGAAGCACCTTTATTAGCATTTGCTTTGGCTTCTTCCCTTGACAAATAAACCAGCTTTTTACCAGAGTTGTCTTGAGCAAGACTACCATCATTTTTTAGTTTAATTGACTTAGGTCTTGCTGATACTTTATCTTCTTTTCCCCAGAGCGACATAGAATTCTCCAAACTTACACTCTTATATTTAGCTAAAGCCAAGACGCTTTAGTTTGCGAATTACCTCGGGTGTTGTAGTTCTTTGGATAGCTAAACCGCCGTGGGAAGTATATTCTTGACAATTTTTTAAGAAGTCATCAATTAAAATTGTTTTTTTTCCGTCAACAACGGCAAAATCTTTCTTTTGAGACCGCTTAACAAGATGAATATCCCCAAGATTAGACATTCCAAGATGTTTTGCTAGCCAGCGCATCTTGCCAGCTTTGCATGTTTTAGCTAAGGTGCCACAAGCACTAAGAATATGAGGCTTGTACTTTTTGACATAATTCCACAGAGCTTTACCATCAGGAAGAAAGTCTAAGTTCTCCCAAAACTGTGGTGTTGAGTTTAATATATCCCATTTAATTTTTTCAGCTTCATCTGGTGAGTAGTTGTCAGTCCAATACGAGTCATTCCATTTGGGCTTTCCTACACGCTCAAGAGCTTCATCAGCACCTTTCATCCAATCAACTATAGTTTCGTCCATGTCAAGGTATATTTCAGGCAACTCAATATCTACCGTGGTAGCAGAGGTCGACTCTTTTAAATATTGAGTAAACTTTTTCATGATAAAAACATCTAAAATTAAAGGTCTGGAGCAACAGAACGCAAAAGCTCTTGAAGTTTTCTTATGCTTAAAGCAACGTCACCTTGATCAAAAGGCAAGCTGGTTTGTGCAGGAACGGATTTGGCTAAAGATGGTGTAACATCTTTTTCCGATGGAAATGAATGATGTATTGCCCAATTTAATTTACCTAATCTTTTTGTGCTAGGTTCTAATCTTATTGTAATTTTATTGCCAGTTGATGTTTCAGAAGATATGTTTACCAAATATTCCGTGTTGCTATTTACAACACTAACGTCCGATACATGCATTAATCTTTTTACTGATGCAATAACTAATCTATCCGTTTGAGATAAGGTTACAGCCTCGGCAACAAAAGACTCTGGGTTATACTGAGGCTGTTCGTGTGGCAAATCCGCAGCGGCTGCCAGTGCTCTTTCACACACATCACAGAAAAACGGCAACGCTTCTACAACATCTCTAAGAGCATCAAGTGTTGGTGCACCAGGTAGTGTCACGGGCGGCACAATAATGGGTAAAGTATTTGTGTTAAATTGAACAAAAAGTCTAAGCTCTGTTTTTCCATCAACTGGAGAAGAGTCGCGCAAAACATCTGCGTGAACAGGAAGCTGTTCTTCAGCGTCAGTAACTCCTACAGCACCGTTTGTAGCAATTTCATCAGCATCAAGTTCAACACCTTCATAAATGTCACAATCGCTTGCTTCTGTTTTTGCGTCTACACGAGCATCAACTCTATTAAACAAATCTTTTTTTTCTTCAGGTGAAAGTTCACCTAGCGTTTTTCCCAGTTTTTTTAACTCCGCAGCTACGGCTGCCTTGGCGTCTTCGCCCTCGTCCAATTCTTTTTTCTTATCAGCAGTTTCATCTCCATCTTTATGATATGGTGCATCTCCTGGCATATCATCTTCATCACATCCACAAGCTGCTTCAGATAGCTTAATTTGAACCCAAGAATGTAGTGCTTTTAGTTGAGATTCGTTAAGTTCATTTTTATCGGTGACACCAAATCTTTTTAGTCCCTCTAAAAACAGACGGTCTCTAATTTTTAAAACAGAGTGTTCACTTTGAGTGACTACCTGCGTTGCAGCATCAACTAACGATTTTGATAAAGTTTTAATGGATGTCATGTTTTGTCCTATACGCTATATTCGGTAAAGCTAATTAGCTTTCTTGTAGAAACCACCTCAAAGAAAGTTTTTTCGTCAGGACTATTTAGTTTATCAAGATCGAATATTGTTGAGCACCAAATAGCTCTATAATGTAAGGTTTTTTGTTTTGGAATTATGAAAATTTGTCCTGTAGTACGCATAGAACCTTTTTTTGGATCTATTCGCAAAGGATTTAATTGAGCATCGTTTGAGGACGAATCTGACATTACATCAATAAACTGTTCCAAATTATTGACGGATCTTAATGTTTGATTTACCTTATTATATCGAACCTCAGAGGCTTCACGCTTATTTGATTCTTCTGGTATTTCTGGATTGTATCCTGTCCATGGAAGAAAAATTCCATGATTTGTTCGGACAGCAATTTTATCTTTTGGTACTTCGATAACTTCATAAACATATTCGTTGGTGTCTATAAAGCCAGCTTCAATTAAAAAACAACGCTCTCTATCAGCAACGATTGTGTTTCCAGAAATTTGAAGCTCTAGTATTTTTTTGGCAGCTTCGGATGCAGAACGCTCAAAAAGTGCTGTACGCAATCTTAGGCCATCAGGCGAATAATAAACACGAGGTGTTTTTTTGAACTTAGAGTTTTGTTTTGTTGCTATTGATCCTTCACGCTCGTCCAAATCAACAGCAACACTAGCACTTATTATTGCAACGCCAAACTCATTTAGACCTTCGGTGTATTTTGTTTTTTCATCCCAAAGAAGAAGTCTTTCTATCCCATTACGGAAAGACTTCATAACACGAATGTTTGGTTTGTAGTTGCGGTCACGATTCTTAGCAAGAACCCAGCCGGCATCTTCAAAATACTTACAGGCAATTATAGACATTAGGACTTAGCTTTCTTATAGTCTGTTTGATAGAAGCCATCACCTTTGAATTGTGGAGCTCCAGTAACAGATATAAGTCGCTTGACCTTTTCGCTACACGAAGGGCATTTTTTAAGAGGGGCATCCTTGATGCTTTGCTTGACCTCTATTACACCACAATTTTTACATTCATACTCGTATAAAGGCATACTAAGTATATTTATTGTAAAAATCGTCTTGTATTTACTGAGCAACGTCTTCGGATGCCGTGGCAGCCGTAGGTGCAGCGTCAGTCAAAGTGCCGTTAGCTTTGGCCTTAGCAATCAAAGAGTTTGCCACAATCGCAACGGTATCCAGTGCCTGAGACCATTTATTTGTCAAAAAGCCTGGAACGCGGTCAAACGAGGAAAGAAACTCATGTACACTTCTAAGGGCCTGAATCTCCTGCTCAGAAGTTAGACTTGGAAGTTCTTGAGCCACTTCAGTAGTTTCGGTTGTTTGTGTATCATCAGAAGTCATATTGGTCTCCATTAAGTAAATAATTTATATTATGTATGATTAATTTTGTCCTGGCAAGTTTTTTTTGTATGTATGTACCAATTCGTCCGTGCCGTCTTCCAAATACTCGTTTACCTCTTGATTTGGATCCACATCTTCTTGTTTAGCTTGGCGCTCAATGTTCTTTTTTGTGTCTTTTGCTTTTCTTTCGGCAGCTTTCTTTCTAAAGTCTTGCTCTCTAGCTCGCTCTCGCTCTCTATTTTGTCTAATTTTTAAGGCTTCTTTTTCTCGCTGTTGGCGCTCACGGACGCGGTCTTCAGCATCAGGTGTGCTAGTATTGGTTACATCTTCGTGTATAAAAGCTCGAAAGTTTTTCATATTTGATATTTAGTCATCAATTTCTTTATAGGATGTTTGTGGAAAATCATGTGCAAATTTCAATAATTCTTTCATTCTTAATCCAATGTAATAACAATCAACTTTTATGTCTTTTTCCAAAGTCTGGAGCGCAAACAGTTGGTGATGTCCATCCAATATAAAGTTGTCATATGATACTATAAATGGCTTTGGTGTTTTAACGCCGTTTGCAAAATTTTCATATTTTTGTCGCACTTTGTTCATGTTTATTTCAGATTGAGTTGGCTTTAAATTTTTTACATCCATTTTACGTTTAGACACCGATACTCCATTTGTGTTTAATGATTTTATGAAATCTGGTATAAACTCACGTTTGATTTGTGGCATTTTGTTTCTAGGAATATTTAAAGTGTTTTTTAACTTTTGTATATCTTCTACTTTTTCTGTAATGTTCATGGCTTTACGAAGCGCATCAAACATCTCTTTGGCATACTTATCACTAAGATTTGATGGTACACCCTTTTTAAAATCCGCAAAATTATTTGAGGCAGCAAATTGCCTAAGTTTAGTTGCTGACATTCCTTCAGCACCTTCAGCATCTGGATCTCTAGCTCCCGCACTAACAACAGTAAATGAATTTAAATCAAAACTTTTTTCAGGATCTGGATGGTTTACATAACTACCCAAACCTTTTTTAAACTCTTCTACACGGTCATCACCGGCGACCATAATAACATCAGTGTAACCAAGCTCAACCAATTTACCTAGCGCATCAAATGGTGTTTTGACATCATTTGGTGCTAGTATGTGTCTTCCAGCCTCTGAAACTCCTAGACTTAAATACTTAACTTTTTGTTTACTTGTTAAAGGATTTTTCTTTGCTTCTTGTGTATGAGACAAAAATATGTATGGTGTTGCACCATTTTTTCTAGCAACATCTAAAACCTTTTTCACGAGCTTTTCATGACCAGAAGTTGGCGGGTTCATTCGACCAAAAGTAAAAACAGCTTTCTTTTTTCGCACAACTTCTAGTAATGTTTTCATGATAACTAGTTTGTATGGGCAACTTTTACAGCTTTTACGGCAGCAACAGCAGACAAAGTTTGAGTTGGGCTTTTTTGTAAATGTATAACTTCGCCCTGCGTCAATGTTAATGAAGCAACAGTGGTTGCACCATCTTTAATTGTGACAGTTGTTGCAGCTCCTGTATTTACAAGCCTAACAACAGAGGCGTTATCCACATCAGTTGCAGAAGCAAGAGTTGTTTCTTCAGATAGAGGTTTTACAAGCATATATTTCTCCTAAGTTAATTTAGATACAGGTTTTTTAGACCACATTTTACAAGACCAATACCTAGCTTTCCACTTAGGTCCTGGAGTATCACAATTATGTCGTGCTCTAAAATTAGATCGGCGCTCGTCACTATCACGCTTGATTTCCATATCAGGATCACCAAATGTTACTTTGACTACATTTCCTTTTTCATTCTTTACATACACAGCAAACTTTTTTGGTCCGTCTGGTGTTCTAAAAGGTTTATTGAGTGTAACTTTTTTTCCTTCATGTTCAGCTTCTTCTTGAAGTTCCTCATCATCTTCTTTCATACAAGAACCTTTCTCGTATGCTTTCTTTCCTGGAGTTGGTTTATATCCATCCCAACATCTTTCATCCAAATCTTCAGACTCTTGTTTAATTAGGCCACGTTCGTGATTAATTCTGTCAAGCTCCTGCTGACGCAGAACTGCCTCATGTCGTGTGTCGAATACACCCATTATAGCACCATCGGGAGATAGCAAAACGTATTTGCCGCTACGCAGCTTTGCTATATCTTCGCTTAAAAATCTTTTGAATGATTTCATGTTCGTTTTTCTCCAAAGTATGGCTGTGCGTGTCCTTCTGTTATCAGAGTTTGATTTATGTTCGTGCTGTCCAAATAAATTTCAGCTAAGTAGCGTCCAAATTTTTCCGTATCATCCTTTTTAGTTTTTATAGTAACAAACTTTCCTTCAACAAGCTCTTTTAGTCTGGCTTTGGCGGCTAATCCTTTCTGCTTCTCTTCTTTATTTCGTGTTCTTGTTTCTGGTGTGTTGATGCCATACAACCTAACTCGTATTGTGTGTTGCACACTAAAACCCAAGTCAACAGACACATCAATCGTGTCACCGTCTATAACTTCTAAAACTCTTGCCATATACTCAAACATACTACCACGTTTTATCTAGTGTAAAGTTTGCTTTACTGAATTCAAGCCGGTCAACCAATTTAACTGCGCTGCCGCCCAATCTATCTATCGCAACAAATCCTTCAGGTGATGTTACCTTAAATCCATCTGGTGTCTCTAAAAACGTACCAATGGAATTGACCACACGCAGTTTCTTCAACAACACACCTTTAACATCACTAATAAGTGCCGCAATTAAAAACATCAAAATAAATTGCTCTTGGTTGCGTTTTACAAAAGATACCACAGATTTTAATTTCTCTTTACGCCCAGCTTTACCACGATCCGTTTTTAGCTTATCTATTTCTTTATTATACTTGTCTGTAATAAAATCAATCAAACCTTTAGCATAATTTTTTGTGCCTTCTATGTTTTGTCCAACTTTAACTTTAGAATTCACATAAGTTTTTATCATCAACCGAAGTTGTTCATCAGACACTATTTCATTAATTATTGTGGAGTTCATTTTATTAAATTGTCGTCCTATTTCACTTAGACGCTCGGACACATAATCAGTTTCATCTTTGGTCAAAGTTGCTGTGCCGGACTCATCTCTAAAATTGGCATCAGTTGCCCATACAGCAGAGGTCTTTGAAAGGTTACTAACGTCTGCACCAAATGATGCTTTCATATCTTGAATTTTTCTTCCAGTGTATGTGGTATGAAAAACTATTCCAAGATTTGCTGCTTGAAGTTTAGCTGCCAAATCAGAATCGGCAGGAACAGCATAGGTAATTGTATTAGCTTTAAAAGTAAGTAATGTTTCCCCATTATGCTCTATTGTTTGTAAATCACCTTTAGTAAACAGTAAATCGCCCTGTAAAACACCTTTTATATTGAGCTTTGACAAATTATCCAAAGCAATTCTAAGTTTGTCTATAAGGCCAGTGGAACCACTATGATTTCTTTCAATGTCAGAACGGGTGTAGTTTAGCTTTGGTGTTTTATTAAACGCACTTTTAGTGGCAACAAAAAACTTTCCATTTTCTGGGTTAATTCCACAAACTATCGCTGGAGCTCCGTCCCACTTAACAGTAACATTCACAGATGATTTGGAAGAGCCATGGAGCATATCCCTAAGGCCGCGCAAAAAGTTGATAGCACGTCTAGTACCGTTTACGCCTCCGTTGAATACCTCATCTTCCAAATGTTCAAGATGGGTGTTCTTCGTGCTTGATTCAGTTAAAAATTGTCTAAAGTTTTTCATTGGCTGTATTAGTCTCACACAACCAATTATTTATGTCTAGCGATTTGTTGCGAGTTTAAGAAGTATTGCAATTCCTAACGCAACAAAAGCCAAAATTAGTTTGTGTTTGGTTTCTTCACTAAGACTCATAGTTTTTAATAATGGTTTCATCAACTACAGTTCTTGCCCCTGAAGATGCTGCCACGTTTCTATTAACAGCAACTCGGTCGATTGTGTAATTCTTATACATTTCAAACACTATTGGAGCAGAAGAGTTGGATTGCATCCATTTTACACCCATGTTAGTTAATGTGTCACAATAGTCTTTGAGCTGAAGTTGATCCTTCATGCTAAATCCGTCTTTTGTGTATTGTGTGAAACTAGAAGATACGGTTATAGGAATATATGGAGGATCCAAATACACAAAGACGTTTCTTTCAGATTTAATAAAAGACTCTATTTTTGGTAACGTGTCCAAATATCCTTTAATACTGAGAAAAACTCCAGTGCGACAAAGGACAGAATTACAAGCGTACAAATTTTCAGCATCGACTATTTTAGGGTTACTATATCGTCCGTAAGAAACATTAAAGTGTCCTTCGGAGTTTACTCTATACAATCCGTTAAAACAAGTTTTATTTAAGTAAATAAATCTTGCAGCTTTTTGAATAGGTGTCCATGACCATTTATATTCATTGTCTCTGTCAGCATCACGAATTTGAGAAAAATGTTCAGGAGTATTTTTGTGCTTTGACAATTCTTGTATTAATCCAGAAACATTATTTTGAGCCGCATTAAATGCCAAAATAAGCTCTTCATTAATATCACTCAATTCTGCAACAGCAACTCTGTGAGCAATATGAAAGAACAGGGCGCCGCCCCCTAAAAATGGCTCAAAATAAACATCCAACTTTTCTGGTAAACGAGTTTCTAGTTCTGGCAACAACTGTCGTTTGCCGCCGACCCATTTTACAAAAGGTTTTGCTATGAGGTTTTGTGTTTCTGTATTACCACTTAAAGTCATCGAAATCCTTTTTTTCTGCCATCATGGAAGAACCAAATTTTGACTTATCAAAAACTGAATTGTCTTTCTTATCAGTTAGATCCGTATCCACAAGTTCTTTTTGGGCAGAATCATCCAAATCAAACAATCTCATTTTAGAACGATCTATACCTAAAACAAACCTTTTTAAAGTTGAAATGTCATTGTATCTGTTTTTTAGCTGCTTGACAAGAATTTGACCCATGCTCTCCAGCTCTTCCGTTGTGGATAAAGCAATCATAAAATCAGCAGTTGCTGGTAATCCAAAAGATTCAGATGTGTTTTCAAGACCAATATCACTTGATACAAATCCTTGACGATTAGTTTGTGTGGCAGTCCACAGTGGTACGTTACATTCTACTGCAAGACCACGAAACTCTTCTGCAATACTTTTTACATAAGTGTAACTGTTTACATGATTAGATTGATTCAGTCTTGCGCTTGAGGCGATGTTTAGATAATCAACAAAAATAACATCTGGAACAAAATTTTTCTTTAAATACAATTCACTCAATAAAGCACGAAAGTGTGTTACTGTTGCAGTTGCGGTTGGATACTCTTTAATAATCATTCTGCCAACAGTCTTGCTTTTGATTGCAGATATTCTTTTATCGTACATATCCTTTGACAATTTTTGTAAATCGCTAAGAGATACATTTAATAAATTTGCATCAATACGTTCGGCTATTCGTGCTTCAGCCATCTCAAGCGTAATGTACAAAACATTTTTACCTGACATAAAATAACTGGCTGCCATGTGACACAATGCAAGGGACTTACCCACAGCAGTTCCAGCCAAAATAACATTAAGAGTTTTTCTGGGAACTCCATCTTTAGTGATCTTGTTCATACAATCAAGATCAAACGCAAACTTTTCTTCGACTTTATGATAAAATTCATATCGTGCATCAGTATCATCAAGATAGCTGTGTCCTATATTTGGATCAAAAGAAACAGATAGAGCATCAGTGAGTAACTTTGGTATTGAACCTCGGGAAAGTTTACCCTTTTTATCATCAGCAATTTTAATTGAGGACATTAGAGCATGATATATTGCCCTATCTTTACACCAATCTTCAGTTTGATCAATTAACCACTGTTGTTCAACTCTGCCATTTGTAAATGAGGAAATTAAATCTTTTGATTGTTTTTCTACAGAGTCAACAATCTGTTTATCATTTGATATTGATATAACCAATGCTTCTTTTGATGGTAGCGCATCGTACTTTAATATAAAGTCAGATATTTTTTCAAATATCAACTTTTCACAATCTTCAGAAAAGTAATGTGATTTTATGAAAGGCAAAACACGACGACAATATGTTTCATCAAAAACAAGATTGCTAAGAATAACAAATTCAATTCTATCATTTATCATCTTTCACTAACTCAAGATACAATTTTCCATTTTCAGATTTTGCCTGGCTCATGTTGCTTTCTATTATATCAATAAGAATCTGAGCAAGCAAGGTTTGCATCTTATCTTCCGCATCATCTGGAAGATTGACATCTCGCAATCTTTCTGGAACGTAAACAATTTCGGTTTGAAAATTAAACTTAGGATTAGGATCGTCGTCACCATCTTTCTTGATAGTAAACTCTCCATAAGATAGTATTACACCATGAAAAGGATCGCACGGTTCTAAAAGTTCAACACACCACTTTTTAGAATCTTGTGGATCAAAAACTATTCTATACTTATCTTTAATACCATCAATGAGCGTCATTTAACATTTCCTCCACAACA